CAATTCGTAAGCATTATAGTCTTATAATTATAGGAGCTCAAAAATGTCAGAACGCAGTAAATTAGAACAAGTTCTCGAATTACTACTTGCAGAAGATAACGAGCGTGCCGAAGAGCTACTTCACGAATATGTCGTTGAAACTGCTCGTTCAGAGTACGAGCGTATATTAGACGAAGATGAAGTAGTTGAAGAAACTGAATCAGAAGAGGAAGAAGCAGTAGAAGAATCAGAGGAATCTGAGGAAGAGGCTGTTGAAGAATCAGAAGAGTCTGAAGAAGACGCAGTTGAAGAAGCAATTGATGACAGTGACCCAGAAGCAGATTTTGTTGCAGATGTACAAGATGCAGATGCAGATATTGAAGCAGACGAAGTTGGTGGATCAGCAGACGACAGCGACGAAGAAGAAGACTTAGAAGATAAAGTTGATTCTTTAGAAGACGAACTAGAAGATTTAAGAGCTGAATTCGAAAAATTATTATCAGACGAAGACAAAGGCGAAGAAGATGAAATGGATATGGACGCAGAAATGATGCCTGACATGGATTTAGAAGCACCTGAAGAAGAGTCTGTTGAATATGATTTAGACGAAGAAGTTGTTGAGGAAGAAGATGATGAAGTTGTTGAAGAAGCAACTAAGTTATCAGATAACGTTGCAGAACCTAAAGGTGGTTCAGCAGACAACAACGAATCCCCTTTAACTAAAAAGCCAAGTGCAACTGTAGTAACTGGAGCAGGTGACCCTGTATCAGTTAAAGACGGTGGCGAAGGCAATAAAGGCGAATCAGCAAAAGACCACACACCAACAGATAATATTAAAGTTGAACCTAAAAAGGCTTAACTAACATTTTGAGGAATATTAGATAGTGCGTAAGTTATATGAATATATGAGTCCGGAACAAAGTGGGATTTCCATTATGGAAGCCAACGATGGAAAAGATTTATTCATGCAAGGTTTATTCATCCAAGGCGATGTAAAAAACCAAAACGGTAGGGTTTATCCTAAAGATGAAATCCAACGTGCTGTTGAAAATGTTACTCAAAGATTAAAAGTAGGTGAAACTGTGATGGGTGAGTTAGATCATCCTGAAGAGTTACAAATTAATTTAGACAGAGTCAGCCATATCATTACAGAAATGCAATGCGATGGCTCCGACGGTCTAGGTAAATTAAAAATAATCGATACGCCAATGGGTAATATTGCAAGGGCTTTATTAAAAGCAGGTGCAAAATTAGGAGTTAGCAGTAGAGGTAGCGGTAATGTAAATGAATCAGGTCGTGTGTCTGATTTTGATATTATTACTGTTGATATCGTTGCTCAACCATCGGCCCCCGATGCCTATCCAAAGACCATTTATGAGTCTTTGTTTAATATGAGAGGCGGTAGCATGATACATGAGATTGCCAAAGACTATACACACGGTAACCCAAATGCTGAAAAGCATTTAACTAAACAAATCGTTAATTTTATTAACGAATTAAAATTGAGGTAGGAGACTACTATGGCAGTAAATTTTGAAGACCTGATCGAGTCTAGTGATATTAACGAAGAAGTTCGTACAAGTATCGTTGAGGCATGGGAGAGTCGTCTTGCCGAAGCCAAGGAACAACTTACAGCAGAATTAAGAGAAGAGTTTGCTCAAAGATATGAGCATGACAAAGGTCTTATAGTTGAAGCAGTTGATGGTTTTATCAAACAAAGAGTTGAAGCAGAAATGCTTGAACTTGCTGAAGATAAAAAAGCAGTTGCTGAAGAAAGAGTTGCATACAAAAAGGCTATCAGTGAACATAGCACAAAACTTAACAAGTTTGTGTCGGAACAACTTGCTAAAGAAATTAAAGAACTTAGAGCAGAAAGGAATTCAGTTTCCTCACATGTTTCTAAACTTGATGACTTTGTAGTTGAACAACTTGCAGGTGAACTTAAAGAGTTCCATGCAGATAAACAAGAACTTGTTGAACAGAAAGTGAAAATGGTTAGAGAAGGCAAAAAAACAACTTGCTGAATCTAAATCAGATTTCATCAAACGTGCCGCTGAAAAAGTTGAAGCAACTGTAAACACTATTGTAAAAGAGAATGTTAAGCAGTTCAGAGACGACATTACAGCCGCAAGAGAAAACGATTTTGGTCGTAGAATATTCGAATCATTTGCAAATGAATATCGTTCAAGTTATTTGAACGAGGCATCAGATGTAAAAGATTTACAAAAACAAATCGTGGACGTTAAGAAACAATTAGAAGAATCCAAAGCAGACGCAACGGCTAGTGCAGAAGCAACAAAATTGGTCGAATCTAAGTTGAATGTAGCAAATGATTTAATGGATCGTAAAGAGAAGTTATCAGAGCTCATGAAACCACTTAGCAGAAGCAAAAAAGAATTAATGGTAGATTTACTTGAAAGTGTAAAGACTGAGAACTTAGAGAAGCAATTCAATAAGTATCTCCCATCTGTTTTAGATGGAGAAGTTCCAGCAGTAGAGAGTAGAAAAGCATTGAATGAATCAGTGATTACAGAACACACTGGTGATAAAAACGTTCAGCCTTCATCTGAAGACGAACAGGACGTGGTTGAAATTAACCAAATCCGTAAATTAGCCGGACTTTCAAATTAGGAGATAAGAAATGGCAGAATTATTTGAAAGCAATTGGTCAGCAACTAAAGATGCATTACTCGAAGGACTTAACGGTTCTAAGAAATCAACTTTAGATGTAGTCCTTGAAAATACTAAAAGGTATCTTCAGGAATCAGCATCAAGTGGTGCTACACAGGCTGGCAACGTTGCTACATTAAACAAAGTAATGTTACCTTTAATCAGAAGGGTTATGCCTTCTGTTATTGCTAACGAGCTTGTAGGTGTTCAACCTATGAGTGGTCCAGTAGGACAAATTCACACCTTGAGAACACGTTATGCCGAAGCGGCAACTGGCGTGAACCCAGGTGACGAGGCTCTTAGCCCGTTTAAGATTGCTAATGCTTACTCAGGTAGCCCAGATGCAACTGCATCATCAGAGGGAACACCAGGTAAGAAAATGAGCATTCAAATCTTAAAACAAACTGTTGAAGCAAAAACAAGACGTCTATCTGCAAGATGGACATTTGAAGCGGCACAAGATGCTGAGTCAATGCATGGTCTTGATGTTGAAGCAGAAATTATGCAGGCTCTTGCACAAGAAATCGTAGTTGAAATCGACCAAGAAATTATCGGTTCACTAAGATCTCTAGCAGGTTCAGGTACTGCACTAGATTTCAATTCAGTAACTGGTACACAGACTTACGTCGGTGACAGACATGCTGTATTGGCAATCGAGATTAATAGAGCGGCGAACAGAATCGCGGCTAGAACTAGACGTGGCGCTGGTAACTACATCGTAGTTAGTCCAGAAGCGTTGACTATATTACAGTCAGCATCTACATCAACATTCGCTAGAACAACAGAAGGTTCTTTTGAAGCACCTACTAACACAAAACTTGCTGGAACATTAAATGGTTCTATCAAAGTATTTGTTGATAGTTATGCGGCAGACGGAACTAAAGTTTTAGTTGGATACAAAGGTTCAAGCGAAACTGACGCACCTGCGTTCTATTGTCCTTATATCCCATTAATGAGCACAGGACCAGTTATGGATCCTAGCACATTTGAACCAGTAGTTTCATTCATGACCAGATATGGTTACATTGAATTAACAAATACTGCTTCATCTTTGGGTAACGCGGCAGACTACGTTGACGCAATAACATTGTCCAACGTTGCATTCCAGTAAGATTTAATCTTAAAG